GACCTACTGCCGGAAATACAACACTAAGAATTACAAGTGGTTCTACTGCTGGCAATGATGCTATTTTTAGAGCAGATATTGGCAACACAACAGGTACTTCAGGAGTTTATTTTGGAGATACGGCTACTAATGGTATTGGTCGTATTATGTATGAGCATAATGGCGACTATATGCGTTTCTATACAAGCTCTACTGAGAAAATGCGTATCTCATCTGCTGGCAACGTAGGTATTGGTACTAGTAGTCCTGCTAATAAATTAGAAGTTACTGGGGCAATAGTTGCTCAAGGTGCAGCAACTGCCTATACAAATACGGGTTTGTACTTACAGAACAAAGGTTCAAGTGTTTTTGATGTAGGTGCTTGGCGTTCAGGAGCTTCTGTAGCTGACTTAACTTTTTCAACTGACTCTGGTTCTGACGCTGCTCCAGTAGAACGCATGCGTATTAACTCTAGTGGTAACGTTGGTATTGGTACGACTAGTCCTACGGAGCCATTAGATGTCGTGGGAACGGTAAAAAGCAATGTTTCCTCCACAGGTGACTTTAACTTTCGGGCGACATCTACAGGTGGAGGACAATACCTTATTTATCCTGATGACGCAACTACTGCCAACCCAACTTGGCTTCATCAGACAAATAGTTCTGAAGATCAAGCGTTTGTTATAGGTGGTGTGGAGAGGGTACGTATCGACTCCAGTGGCAACGTAGGTGTTGGTACGAGTAGTCCTGCTAAACCTCTTCACGTTAACTCACCTACGGATGAAATATTTCGCCTTGAAACGTCAGATAATCAAACTGGCAACATTTATCAAGCAATTCATGATGCTTCTGGAGAATTAGCAAGAATTGGAATGTTTGATAGCAGTCGTATTTTACGTCTTAATAATTTACAAGCTGATGGTGAAGTAGCCTTTTTTACCAACAACACAGAAGCTATGCGTATCGACTCCAGTGGCAGAGTTGGCATTGGTACGGCTAGTCCTAGTAGAAACTTACATGTTTCTAGCACAGGCTCTCCAACCTTTAGAATCCAAGACGCTGATGGTTCAGACTATTACGCTGAAATACAACAATCAACTGGCAACACCATTTTTAGCTCTAGGTTTGGAGCGTTGAATGGAGCGTTTGTATTTAGAGGTCTTGGTGGTGGGACAGCTGATGAGCATATGCGTATTGATACTACTGGTAACGTTGGTATTGGTACGGGTAGTCCTACTGCTCCATTAAATGTTAGCACTACCTCTGGAACAATAGCAAGATTTGCTGCGACAACCAACACAGCAGCATTTGAGATAAATGCTCCCGTTGCAAACTATATTGCTCTTAAAGCAATGGCAACTGATGGACTTATCTTTTCAACTAATAATACTGAAAAGATGCGTATCACTACTGCTGGTAGCGTAGGTATTGGTACTACTAGTCCTAGCGGAATGTTACATTTATCTGGAGCATTGCCTAGAATATATTTTACAGATACAGATACTTCAACAGTTTCATCATTTAGTGGCGAGAATGGTTGGTTAACTTTAACTGCTGCTTCGTCTCGTATAACCTTTAATATAGCTGGCTCAGAACGTATGCGTATTGACAGTGCTGGCGACTTAAAATTTAACTCAGGTTACGGATCAGTAGCTACTGCATACGGTTGTCGTGCATGGGTTAACTTTAATGGCGTAGGTACTGTAGCAATCAGAGCATCTGGGAATGTAAGTAGCGTAACTGACAGAGGAACAGGTAAATATACTGTAAATTTTACTAATGCAATGGTGGATACAAATTACTGTGCTGTTGGATCTGCTGGTCGATATAATGGAACTAGTCAAGATTATCCGGTTCAAGGTCCAGCATTAGTTATAAATAATACATCATCTCTTTTTGTTGCTACTGGTTCTAATACGACTTCTCTTGTAGACAATGAGATTTATGTGGCAATTTTTAGATAAGGAGCAGTAATGGATAAAAGAATTATATATCCCACAGATGACGGAGGAGTTGCAGTCATAGTACCTGCTCTTAATTGTGGATTAACAATAGAACAGATCGCAGAGAAGGATGTACCTACTGGTGTAGCGTATCAGATTGTAGATGTAGCTGACGTGCCTAGCGATAGAACTTTTAGAAATGCTTGGGAGTATTCATAATGCCGATTGTAACAAACATGACTAAAGCTAAGACTATTGCACATGATATGCGTAGAGCTAAACGTGAGGAAGAGTTTAAGCCACATGATGAAGTAATTATGAAGCAGATTCCTAGTGCTGATGCTGACGCTGCTGAGACTGCTAGGGCTGCTATTAGGACTAAGTACGAGACAGTCCAGACTAACATTGATGCTGCTTCAGATGTAGACGCACTAATAACTATTGTAAATTCTTTTTAGGAGATATAAATGGCAACATGGAAAGTAGTAGACATGGAACACAACACTGCTGATGGCGGTGTCGTTACAATTCACTGGGATGTAACAGAAGTAGACGGAGACTATAGTGCTAGAGTTTATGGCTCTGTTAGTCTTGAATACGATGCTTCTGATGATAGTTTTGTACCGTATGCAGACCTCACTGAAGCAACAGTTATTCAGTGGGTTAAAGACAGCATGGGTGCTGACGAGATTACAGCAATGGAAACCGGACTAACTGATGACATTGCTGCTCAGAAAGCACCAGCACAAGAATCAGGAGTTCCCTGGTAATTTAACTTAACTAAAAAGGAAATGAAATGGCAGAGAAAAAAACACAGCCTATTATCATTGATGATGTTGAATATAACTTTGAAGATATGACTGACGAACAGAAGGTACTTGTAAACCATGTTGCCGATTTGGATAGAAAAGTATCTTCTACTCAGTTTAATCTTGACCAGCTTAACGTAGGCAAACAAGCCTTTGTTAAATTGTTAAAGGAATCTTTAGTTTCGGATGACTAAAAACTTTGATCTTGCTACATTGCTTGCTGGCATTATACCTGTATTGCTTGCAGCAATGTGGTGGGTTATAAGTAACGTCAATGATCTGAGAGGTGAGATACAACTGTTGCAAGCTAACATGATGATGTTAGTAGATCCACAAGGACAGATTATTCCTAGTCCTGGTAATGCTTTTGCAAGGCATGAATTAAAAGAAGAAGTTTTTCAAAGATTCGCAGACTTACACGTTAGAGTAAAGTTACTGGAGGCTAAGAGTGAAGAAGGACAGTAGACTAGAAAGAGCAGGTGTATCAGGTTATAACAAACCTAAGCGTACGCCTAACCATCCTACTAAGTCTCATGTTGTTGTGGCTAAGTGCGGTGACGGATCTATTAAAACTATTCGTTTTGGTCAGCAAGGTGTTTCAGGCGCAGGTAAGAATCCTTCGTCAGCAAAAGAAAAAGCTAGACGTAAATCGTTTAAAGCAAGACATGCTAAGAATATAGCAAAAGGTAAATGTTCAGCAGCCTATTGGGCTAATAAGGTGAAATGGTAATGGATAATGACAAGCAGCTAGGTAAGTTAGAAGCCCAGGTAGAGTCTCTACAACGTCAGATGGAGCAGTTAAGCATTGACGTTAAGTGTGTGTCTGATGTCATGACTAAATGGAAAGGTGCTGGTGTATTACTACTGATACTAGGTGCTTCGTTCGGCTGGCTGGTAGATATTATTTTAGGCAGATGATAATAAAACACTTGACTTTGTTGTCAATATGTGGTATAATACTTATACAAGGTTGTAGTTCACTAGGTTTAATTAAAGCAGCTATACCAGGAAAGTCTGGTACTAATGTTAATGCTAATGCTCAAGTAGGTAAAGAAAATACACAACAAGTAGTTGCTAATCAAGAGAACACAAAGATAGAAGCAGAGAATGTTTCTGTTAGTAAGAAAGATAATGATAGTAGTATTACATCAGAGAAAGTAGAAAGTTTAGTTCAGAATAATACTAATGTACCTATGTGGTACTTATTGTTGTTGGTATTAGGGTGGTTACTTCCTAGCCCACAAGAGATCTGGGTAGGGTTTGTCAACTCAATAGAAAGATTAATTCATGGCAAGAACAGTAAGCGTAGCAAAAACACTAGACTCAAGTAGTAGTCCTGCTGCTAATGTAAAGCAAGTATTGTTTACTGTACCTGCTAAAAACACAGGGCTATGGTTAGTTAAATATATTATTAGTTTAGATGGTAACGAAACACCAAAAGTTTATTGGTATGATTCTTCAGAGAATGAAGAGTATCTAATAGTTGCTGGTAAAAACTTAGGCGTTGGTGAAAGTATTTTACTAGATGGTCAGGCTTCTGTTGCAATGCAAGAGAATGACGAAATACGAATACAAAACTCAGGCACTACTCATGCAGTAACTTACTTATCAACAATAGAATTAGAACCAACACAAGCAACACAATTTCATAATTAATAGGAGATAACCATGAAAACTTGTTCAACTTGTAAGACACCAGCTAAATGTAAAAAAGCAGGTAAATGCATGAAAAAAAAGACTAAAGCTAAAAAGGTACGCGGTGGTTACTAATGAATTATTTAGAGTTAGTTAACAATGTACTAATAAGACTTAGAGAAGATGAAGTAACTGCTCCAACAGATACTCCATACTCTAAGTTAATTAGTACGTTTGTCAATGATGCTAAGAGAATTGTAGAAGATTCTTTTGAGTGGAACGTATTAACAGAAACACTTACAGTTACTACTCAGGATGGTTTGTTTAACTGGGTACTGACAGGAGTAGGTAAACGTTTTAGAGTAATGGATGTTGTTAACTCTGAAGGCAATTATTTCTTAGAA